GCTCCTCAGCGTCCTCACCATCTTCGACTTCGGTGTGAGCGTACATAGCCTTCTTGGCTTTACCCTTAGGTCCGCAAGATTTTTTCTCTTCAAGCTCTTCAGTCTCCTCGACCTCAGCAACCTCACCAGACTCGTCAAGGCGAGCAGCAATTTCAGTATCCTTCCAGACGGCAGCTTCCATAAGCTGTTGACGTAATTCGTCAGTTAATTTCATGTGATCCATAATTATATCCTGTTAAAAGATTAAGATTTTCATCTCTAGGTTATTTAGTAAGCTACGCGCAACAAAAGTTTTTTGTTTTAAAAAATGTTATGGGAATGCTGTTGGTTGTGAAGGAGGTTGATAACTCACAAACCTGGGAGGGTCTTCGGTAGTAGGTGGCTGAATTGATCTATTAGAATTGGTAGATTTAATTTCAGGATATTGATCTTGTTTTGGGGCTGTAGACTTTCTTCTAACTAACTGCGTCTTTCTAACGGCTAATTTTGAATCAGCATACTTAGTTCCTGGAGTAACTTTTACATCGGATATCATTCCGTTAAAGATAGAGTTTTTTATAGCTTGAAAATTCTCTAGCCTAGATAGCGTATTGAACTGATTAAAGTTTAATCTACTTAGAACATCAAATTCAGTTATGGATTTACCTATCCCATTCAACCCAAGAAGATAATTATTATCAATCTCGGTAACTATTTCTGCGAGTAGGCGTAATCCAGTTTTTTTTCTTGCAGGAGTGTATTCCTCGGCTGCTATTATATTTTTATTATTATTTAAGTAGCCGGATTTAATATTTATGTTATTTAGATTAAGCTTATTTATCCTAGCTTGGTTTGTTTCTTGTTGGTAAACATCTCTACCCTCTCTACCAACAAGATCCGTGCTTATAAATTGGCCTGTAGTATTTCTAAACTTAGGATTTATACTAGTTCTTGTTCTTAGTTGTCTAGTTACACTCGCTCCAACTAAGTTAGACGAAGGTGTAATATTAACTATCTGAGACTTTACATTGAATGGGTTATTTTCTGGGTTATTAGTTGGGTACAAAAGAATGTACCAAGGTATTTGTCTAGTCAGCAAAGGTAAAGTTTTATTTTCTTTTGGTGAATCAACTAGGATATCATTTTGACTCAAAAATAATTGGTTGCTTCTTTCAACGTAATCTAAAATTAAATCTTCGTCATCTAAAATAAATGTTTGATGATTTTCTTTATACTTAATGTACTCATTTATTTCATCTATATCCTGTAAACTAACATTTTCATATCTAGCAGTAGTATTCTTTATATGCCTATTCCCCTGCGTATTAGGGGCAGTAGAAATAGAGCTTAGAACACAACTCAAAAAGTATATATCTTGTCTAGGAGATGATAGTGAGTAATCTAACTCTATACCTTTTGGATCACCACTTACTGTAAGTGTTCTCGCTATGTCTCCACCTAGGATATTAAGAGCTATTTGTTTTGTTTTTTCTGGCACTAAGTAAGCGTGGTCTTTTTCTGATTTTGAATAAAGACGAGTAATTTCACCGCCAATAGTTATGTCAAAATATTCTCCATCTTTCAATGCCAACGTACTTCTATCTACGAATGTGTCATCGTCGTTAACATAATATCTTTGCGTCACTCCCCCTACAGAAACTTCTATGTAGCGATCAATATCACTAGATAAAGTTTTTCTATTTTTCATAGTTTCCGCCGCCCGACCAGAGTAAGAAGAAGGCTCTAAGGAGTAATAGTTTTTTTCCACTAAACCTAAAGCAACTGTTTCATTGACTATAGACGATTTACTTCTAGTTATTTGAAGAGGTTTTTCTTCGGAACTAGCTCTTTGAAGTCTTATAAGTGCAGCCTTATTTATATTTTTTACAGTACCATCTAAAATACGACTACCAATCAAACCAAAAATTTGAACTTTACTTAAAGGAGATCGGTCGTAGTTTATTATTTTAGATAATATATCTTTTGTTTCTAGATTTAGGTTGTTGTACACACTTTCTATAGTGATAGATCCTGCCCTAGAACTATCCCAGTCACCAAAGAGGTATTGATTTTCCAACATGTAAAGAAAGTTGTCATCAATATACCTAGAAAATATGTCTGTAATCTTACTAGTATTTATAACCTTTACGGATTTTTTCGGAGTGTCGTTAAAGAATATTTCTTCATCCTCAAACCCAGAGGGCCTTTTACTTAATATATAATTTGATAAAATTGGGTCAGACAAGTCTACCGTTTCAAATTCATCTATTAAAAGTCCTACTTTTTTTGGAGAAATCTTTTCAAAGTTAACAGAGAAATTAGTAGCCCCCTCCCCAGGAAATCTAGGATTAAGGCTTGAAGCATCAGGAAACTCGCCAATATAAGTTCCTCCCGGCCCACCTCTATTGTCTGGAACTCCTGTTGCTCCTGGACCCTCAGGAAACTCACCAATATAAGTTCCTCCTGGCCCACCTCTATTGTCTGGAACTCCTGTTGCTCCTGGACCCTCGGGTAACTCGCCAATAGAGGTGGCGTCTATATTATTACCCGGTAAGGGTGATGGGCCAAAAGGGTCTTGGTCTGGTAAGGGCCTAAACGGCGGTCCTGTAGGATCCAGAGGCACTGGATCTCCTTCGTTGGTAATATCCCTAGGAATAAATAAAGTACCCAGTATGGGATCACAAGTACCCCCTGGGCAATCTTCATACCCAGCCCCCTCAATTGTTACAACAGAAGGAGGAGGATAGTTAGCCGTTATCCAACTGGTTAACCTTGCGGTGTTTGGGTTTGGAGTTCCTATGGGAAACTGTTTACATTTTTGTGTAAAGCTTAAAGAGTAAGTTACTCCTTGCGGTGTATCTGATACAAAGGTCTTAAGTGGTTCCGCGCCTACATAAACACACTTATTTATTGTAGCGGTTGGTGGCCCCCCACCCGGAGTCCTTGGCCTGGGTTCAGGATCATTATAAGGGGGAACAGGTTTACCTGGAACTGTGTATATTAATTCTATAGCATCACACTGACCTCCGCAACGGATGGGGACTCCAGGTGGGTTTGTATTACAGTCTGTAAATCCTTTTCCGTTAGGAAAAGTTGCTACACCTCCAGGATATAATGCCTGTAACTCTTGAACAGCTTTATCAAGTTTAGCCCCGTTTGGATTCGGCGTATCACTAGGTAACTTTTTACACGTTTGTTCAAAAATCAACTGGTAAACAGTATCCCCTTGAGAATTGGTTTGTGGTTCTCCGGGCGAACCTTCAGTAATAATAATACACCGGCAAAAATTAATTTCTGGCGGAAGGGGATCTTCCTCAACTGTACCAGGAGGACCTGGAGGGACGGGACGCGGCTGGGGGCCGGGGTTTGGAGGACCCTCACCAACTACAATAGGTCCTCCAAATGGATCAGCATCGGTAGACGTTCCTGGTGGATCAGGACCAGGAGGATCACCCTCGTTAACATTTCCCCCATCGACGAAATCAGGAAAATTAAACGGGCCTCTTCCCGGTAGGAACTCCCCGCAACCAAAGGTGTTTACGGTCATTTTTAATTAGAGTTAAGTTGGATTACTGGGTCAGTAGAATTTAAGTTTCCGTAGAAGTAAGAAGAACCCTCAGCCAGAACACAATTAAGCTTCCAAGTTACAGTAGGGTAAGTGCATTTGCCCACTCGGGGGTTTCCAAGGTAACCCTCATAAAAGTTAGCTGCGTTATTTTCAATTCTCTGCCCGAACGGCGCAGGGTTAGACCTTAATATATCTTCTGTCATAGTTAAAAATGCGCTGAATCTTTCACCTCCACGCTCACTAACCGTTACTGGCGTTGTCCTACCGGGAGGAGTATAACTATGCGGAGCAGGGACAAGCGGATACGAAAATCCTTCTATATATTCTTGAGCGGTATCGTGAGTGGCAAACGCAACATAAATTATGAAATAGTCCGTCCCTTTCTCAACCCAATTTCCAATGTATCTTCCTGCCTCCCCAAGGTCTGTGTTTCCTGTGGCTCCGAAAAGACCGTATTGAGGGGCTCCTCTGGCCCCAGACATTTGAGGGATGCAATTCATAAATTCTAAATCAACTGAGTAATCTACCATTTGAGGATATTGCGACCTGTCAAATTTAATTCTTTTTTTAATATAACTAAAGTTTACTCTAGGAGAAGAAACACCGACCGGGTACGGCCCCGGAGAAGTTGTGTTACTAAAAGTAATACACCTAGTAGGTACACCACCAGCCCCGTCTGTCCCATCTGGTGCAACAAAATTGTTATAAGACCCCGCTACAATCGCTTCATCTGGATACTCGTTGGTTAGCGCAGCAGGCCATTCCAAAAACGGTCCCCACTCATTGTGAAAAGTATTAATATAGTCGTTCGGGTAGCGACCTACTTGATCTAGACCCGGATTCAGTATAGCCCACTCTGACAAATCCCAATCGGGGTATGCTGGAATATCAAAAGACGTATTCAGAAAACCATACCTTTCATTAATTTTAGCTTTGATTGCCAGTTCTGTATCATTATTTGGGTTCGGGTCCGCTGCAAATTCTTTTCTATAATAATCGTACAGAGCGCCTTCCGGCCCAAAGTTGTATCCACCAAACACATAGCCAGCGGCGGCTGTTCGAAGTCCTCCTCCTCCTCCACCGCCGCCGCCTCCACCGCCTCCAGATTCTATAGAAAGCAGTCTACCGTTTATCTCGTTGTACTGCTCTCTTAGCGCATACTGCATTTGAGCTTTACCTACTACAGGATTAGCTAAAGAAAGTTGAGGCAGCGCGGCGGCAATACCTGCTCGCTCGTTATAAGAAAGCTCGGCGGTCCTAAACAACGGTCGAATATCTATAACGTCCGTAGCTGCTACAACTTCAGAATTGTCTGTCACCCAAACATAGGCTACAGGTAGAATAGACTGCCCAACAAGTTCAAAGGCGTCATTTTCTAATTGATTAGAAAGTAAAGGAGCTATATTGAGAAGATCATCTGGTGATGGGAAGCTTCCTCGAACATCAAAGGCAATATCGTTTTCTAAAGCTGACCGAAAGCCGATGTTTTCGTTTTCCGTATCGCCGGGAGATGCCATAATTTTATGATCATCTCCAGTGCTTTGAATGTATTGTTCTTCATAATCCGTGGTCTCTTGGAAATTAGCTTTGATTCCCGCCCCTCGAACAATGCCTAAAGTAGGTCTAGTGATAGTTTCTTTTCCAGATCCCTTAAGTATGGTTGTGGAGCTAACATCCACAGGTTTACTGTAAATGAATACCATGTCTATTCTGCTAACTACACCAGGAACTTCTACCTCAACGCCAGCTTGGTCAATGTAATTAAAGTCTGTTGGGTCAAAGCTAGGGACATCTATAGATATTTCTTCAGCAATATCTACAATAGCGGTTCTAGCTATGCCCCTCCAAGCTCTTACAAAGAAACTCTCAGTTTTTGGCATCAAAGCAAATCCATTAATAGGATCGCTAAAATCGTAAGTAGTAAGAAGAAGTCGGTCAGACGAAGAATTAAGAGACTTTGCCCAAACGTAAGCCTCAGTAATAATCATTGGAACTAAACTTGAAGCTCGTCCCGTGCCTGGGCTTTCGTAACCCAAAGCACCAGAATCAATTTGAGTTGATACGGTGACACCAGTATTGTCAACAGGTCTGTTAGGTTGGACCATAGGCCAAGTAAATGACCTTTCCCCTAAACCATTCATCCCAAGAGAACGCTCTGCTACCTTTGTTTTAAATGATGTCAAGGCGTCTTCTAGTAAAGCGTTAGCTGCCCCTTCACTAGGAGAAAACATTGTTCCGGGATTAGGCAACGCTGCTTCATATGTATCAAACTCACCCACAGCCAAACCTAACACCTGATTAAGGTAAGCTAAAGGTCTTTTTGTAGAGGCATCGTTTACTCTGGCAGTATAACGTCCAGGTTTTACTCTTACAATTCTATCTTCTCCATTAGAATAAGGACGAAGCTCATCAATGTCAAATCTTTTAACTCCGCTGATGGTTATAACCTCTCTTCTAATTTGATCCTTAAGCCACAGAATATTCTCCTGTAATTGTTTTAAAGGTATGTTATCTACCTCAAAATAGTAAGGGTCGTTAGACTTGAAAAATCTAACTGGATCAGTAAACTTATAAACGCTCTCGTTGAATTGTTGTTCGGCCATTAGTTGTCCCTCTCTAGATCAAATATCAAAGCTGATTTAAATCCTCTTATGTAGTCCCCTGAGTAAAATTCAGCATTTCGTTGATTCCTCTCGCTGTAGATAGTTGTTTTTCTTGGTCTACCGGCAAGACCTACACTAGCATTTCTAGCGTTTGCAAACATATCTGCGGCTGATTCCTCCAAGATGCATTGCGTTGGGTTCTCTTCTAGCATCTCTGAGCAGTAATAAAATCCAGAAGTCCATAGCTGATCATAAACTCCATCTCCATTACTATCGTAACTTAATTTTAATAAGTCTGGGGCTATAGAACTAGCATTTTCATATCCGGTAGGCACAATAGCTGATAAAGGACCAGAACAATTGTAACCCTGTGCAAATACTTGATACGCTGCCCCAACTACACCGGAGAAATCTCCTTCTCCCCCCGTATAGTCACTTTGTAGAAGCCTAGCACTGGATTTTGGAGACCAGTATAATCGGAATGACCCTCTGTTATTAAACGCGCCTGAGACCCCAAACTCATAGCTCTTCGTACCATTCACGTTAATTCCAGCTTGGCTTAGAGCTTTACCTGTTTCTGGGCCTACTGGCCCAGAAACAGGATAGAACCTATCGAAGTCCGAGTTTACATCAACCCCAGAAGGCACAGTCCAAACAGAGCTACCCGCACCAAAGGCATCTAAAATACTAAGCGACCCTGTGTCTGGAGTACCCATAGGAGCACCAGAAGCAAATACTGTGTCATTAGACGACATGTATATGGCGCTTGGTCCGTGCTGTTCACAATTAATCGGGTGAGTCCCACTTAAAGAAACAAAGGAAGCCTTCAATCTAGAGCTATCGGCTATGTTCCAAATGTTGAATTGGTTACATTCATCCCCAGCAGAATCGAAGTAAAGTCCATCTGCTGGACTAGCATTAGGAGGAACAGGGAAATGTACGTTATTAACATTTACCACACTATCTTCCAAAGCCCTAAGACACATACCTCCCAGCGAGACAGTTTGCCTAAAAGGATAGTCCGGCGCTTGGAATCCTCCATCTTTTACTAGTAAGAGATTAGTTCTGTCTAAAGTTTTGGGTGTTAATGGCACTACATAAGAGGGAATAGTAGTGCTACCAGCAGCAGTAATGGCAACTTCGTTTTGTGGGTTAGAATAAAACTGCATAGACCCTGCTGATAGCGCGACCGCATTTACTAAATTATAATTGCTTTCCGGTGTATCGGATAGAATCTGTGACCCGCTAAGTGTCGTAGTCCAATTAGCCGGATAATTACCTAGATTTTTTATGTTTATGGTACTGTTTCTTTGTGCTACTAAGCAAGATCTAGTTGCGTGAAGTTCTACACTTGTATGATTTTCCGCAGAGCTAAGATCGAAAGATGCTATATCGGGTGTATATCCCCCATCAATATTTCTAGGCTCAAAATTCATAACTGAATTGTTTTTAGCTAGAACATCTACGCCGAATTGAGCTATCGCAGTGGGTCCATGAAAGCTTACGGAAGAATTTTTATCAGCACATACGCCTGCCATAGTCCTTTGGGTAGCGTAGTCTACGGGGCCGAGGATAAATGTTGCTCCGTTTCCTGCGCCAGTAAATACGGCAGTTGAACCGTTTGTAGTTTTAACCGCTTTACCAAAACTACCCCCTGTGCTTACGGCATTCGTTACATCAATGTAAGCTTTCAAAAGATCCAAGTTGGAATTATTACTTATTTTTAGGGCTGCTCCAGTGCCAAACGCTTGACGGAAGAAAGAGTTTCCATAAGAACTTGGAACTAGATCTTTAAGAGTAAAATCGAACGTGCTGCCCCCATCTAGATCTAGGTGAACGGAGTTTGCAGAAAGATCTAGTTGTCTTCTAACGACAGACTCTTGAATCTGATCCGAATCATAATGGAAGGTAGACTTTTGGCTTGCTACACCCTCACTTTGATTACCTTCTACAGTTAAATTCTCAAACTTTAATAATGAATTGTTGGACTTTACTCCGACATTATTTCCGTAAACATCAACCAATCCTTTTAGATCAATGTAGGAATTGTTTAAAACAATTCCTGCGCTGGTGTTTAACTCGGAACAAACAACGCCGCCAGTAGCGCCGTCAGAGGGGGCGCTCCGTTTTACCCCGCCTCTTAGCTTTGAGTTTTCTAAAACAAACCCTCTTGTATTTCTTGACGCTACCACTGTAGCATCTCGACCTTGAGCACCAAAGTCTCCTACTGAAGACAGGGCTGAAACTGACAAGGAACTCACCAATACATCACTGTTGATTAAGTGGAATCCCGTGCCTAATTCAGGCTCTCTACTTGATGCATCAAAGGAATCTATTTTATAGTTTCTGTAAGAAAAGGCTGCTCTGGATAATGTTACTTCAGAATTTACAAATCTAAATCCGGCTTCCTGCGCCCGCATAGCCACACAATTCTCTATTAATACTTTAGAGTTATGGACCTCAATACCTGCGGTGTGCTGTTTAGCGGAATCTACGAAGAAATTTCTAATGTAAATTGGGCCATCACAATTCTTCACACTTATCTTAGTACAAGTATTTCCATAAACATTTCCAGAGATTTTAGTACCTGTATTAGCTACAGATCGTTTTAAGTATTCGCCTCCGTTAGTATCTATAGAGCTAATATCCAAACCCAACATAGTTTGGTCTGTAGTTTGGTTCTCGAATACATTAGGGGCAAACTCATTTTCCGTATTGGTTATAAAGTTACCGTCTTCTAGAGTCACAGCGAGCGCAGTCTTTCTTGCGGTGTGGGAAGGAAAGAATACAGAATTTACTTTGGTAAGTCTGGAATCAGCGCCTCCCCCAACAAATACGTTAGCTCCCAAATGTACACATTCAGAATCATTTATTGTATTGCTTAGATCAAGGGAGCTAATTTGTGTGGGAAGACTAAAGTAGTTAGCTACCGAGGGTTCTGCCGCTGTCCTCACATCTGCCGAAGCATTGAAAGTTCTAGCGAAGCACCTATTTATGATTTCTATTGACCCTTCTTCTTCTATCCTAAAGTTGTGAAGCTCAAGAGGGCCTATATCCGCAAAGTTTCCGACTTCAACTAGTACAGGAAAGCTAATAACTTTTGGTATAGCCGCGATAGCAGAACTTAGATCAACAAATAAGTTGGAGTTCTCAGCAAAATGCTCAGGTGAGGCATCAGCAGAAACGGTCAATGCAAGACCAGGGACCCCCGCCGAAGTAGCGTATCCACCTTGTTCCCAAAGCTCATAAGTCCTTTCTTCTAAATCGTAAAGAGGGACATTATCTTGCTCCCAATTGTAAAATGTGCTGGTGTCAAACTTGGAGACATAAGGTGTCCAAGAGTTAAATAGCATGACGCTGCCACTACTTGTATAAATATCGTTTGGGTTGAAAGCCATATCAGAAGTTTATTGTCCATCTAAAAATTAAACTAAAATCATTAGTTTTTACTATGTCACTAAATGTTCTGTAACAAACTAGAATCGGTCGGTCTGCTGCGTACCCTGTAGGGTTCTTAAGGAACATACCTATTTCATTTATACCACGATCTATCCCCTCTCTTTGGATATTATTAGCTGCCTCTTCATCAACAACTAAAGTGTAGCGAACAGAGTTTTCATTTATCCTAGTAATTTTACTCACAGGAATTTCAGCGAAAACTCGTTGATTAGCCACGGAATCACCTACTAACTGCTGTCCTTGAAATATAGCTAAATTACTTCCCAGTCCATACTCATCAACAGATGTTAAAGAACCGGAAAGCTCATTAATGCCACTAGTGACACCCCCTGCTGGAGGACCGGAAATCCCTAGTTGAAATTTTTGTATTTGATAATCGACTATGTTGTTTGACCCAGAGGCTGTAAATAAGTAAGATAATCCTACGCCCATTCCAGACACAATTATGTTAGGGTCGTCAAGAAGAACTTCTTCCTCACCACTATTCATTTTCTTTATAATGGTTAGGTGTCCGTTAATACCTAAGTCCTCAGTAAAATTTTTCATAAGAAGCGCAGTCTCCACTTTATTGTTAAATCTTCGTACAGGGTAACATTATCTATTTTTGTAAGGTCTACTGATGTCCCTTTTCTACAAAACAATCTATACTTTCTAGGATTATTTAGTACACTAAACGGAAAAGGCGGGGTATTTCCATTCAGGAGAGAAGCGTTCATATCTATTGCCCAAAGACCTAAATGATATATGCCTCCGTATGCGTGAGCAAACAGTACATCCGATTTAGATAATGTAACAGCATACTCCACAACACCATTAGAAGAGAAGTCGGCATCAGAGGACACGGTTACCCCTTCTCTAGAGTCTAACCCAGAGACTACGTTAACAAATCCTGACACATCCATCGAACTGGCTTCATTAAAGTAGCTACCTTCTGTCTCAACCGATAACCCAGAAGAAGTTTTCTCAAAGTAAATAACCCTATTCTTGTAGTAAGTGCTTACGCTACTGCCTTCTGGAAAAGCCCCTAGTATCGTCGATATTTTTCCTGTGTTTACAGTGCCGCTATACACGGTATCCTCTGTCATAGAAGAAGCTATCGCGGAAGGGAAGAAATTAACTAACTGGCCGTTTCCTGGAAAGACAGAACTTACGTCTACTCCAGCAATATTAGCATTCACATTAGTATTTTCTTCTAAATCACTTCTTGTTGGATTAGGTGAAGAAGGCAATCCAGGATCAGAAGGCTGATCTACTGTAGTTATATCTCCATCAAACCTATTAGACGTTAGAAGAGCTACGTTTCCTTTCTGCCCCAACCCAATCTCTGGGAAGGCATTAGCAGACCAAATACTGTTTTTTTGTCCGTTCCAAACGTGCCCGTTGGATCTAAAAGCATCTGATCCTGTACCAAAGGATATTGCTTGTATTGTATAGTTTGATGCATCTAAAATTGAAGAGGTAGCTACATCTTCAATAGTTCTTAGAGAAGGAGAAACAGTCATTATGTCCGCAAGGAGCTTACCTGCACCATCAGTAAGCATATTACTTTGTTTAAGTAATAGCTTACCTCCTCCCCAAACTTCCACTTCTCCTTTCATCAGTTATCGAACTCCACTTCTGTATAATTTCCGTTCAGGCCATCAGTATGATTAATCCATTCAGGGCTCAGTCGGTAGTTAATCCTACTGCCCCCATACGGACCCATAATATCCTGTGTGATATTTGCATCCCTTGAGGCCAGAGGAGTAGTGTTTTCCCCTGCACGTTGTCCTATCATTCCATTATAGAACTTTAGAGTTTTAGCTAATTCATCTTTATTTAACTCGTATCTAAATTCTTTTACAAAAGGACGAAGAGGGATGCCCTTTGTAGGCACACCCAAACCTGTGGGTAAAGCAGCTTGATAGCGTAAAGTATTGTCATGTAGGCCAATAGAATCTATTAAAAGGTACTTTGAATAATTATTATTTGGAACAAAGAACACTTCAACAATATAATTTCTATCTTTATGTACCTGATCAGTTAGTTTATATTGCTCATCATTTTTGTTAATTATTTTCTTATACTCTAAGTTATTGTATATGGAGAAGTTTCTAGTATCAAACTCTACAGACAGGTCTTCAAAAAACTCTGACCTTAAATTACTTAAAGTTTCGTTTTTAATAAATCCAGGAGAATTTATAGAAGCTAAACAATACTTTCTATCTGTATCTGGTTCTTTTAATTGTAGGTTAAAGATATTTGATAACTTTTTTGTAACTTGATCAATGCTCAAATCTTGAATTCTTGTTGGAGTCCATTTCCTCTCAGCGGTCCAAGACCACATCAACCCTTCCTCAGGTTCAGTGTGGATCCATATCCCTACCTGACCTCCACCAAACTCAGGATTACTTTCGTCAGCAACTAAAGCTTTTAAGTTTATCTTAAACTTATGTTCTGGAAGTAGCTTATTAGGATTATCTCCGTAGGAAGAAACATCAAAACGAATCCTGGGCAATCCGCCAACAGATTTACATTTAATTATTGGATTACCTGTAAAGTAATTTTCTAAACCCTTAACTTGAGTAGATGCGTCTAAATTAATAACTTGGAATTGATTTCTGCTAGGCGCTCCAGATATGTCGCAAAACTCTACTCCACTTAAAATAGTTGCGTTTCTAAAATCAAAAGACTGTCCTGAGGTATAAGTCCCAATAAGAGGAACAACTGTATCATCAATACCGCTGGCTATCGTTGTTCCTGGCGCATCTTGAAGCCAAATACTAGTGTTATTAATTGGTTGGTAGGATCGAAGGTTAGTAGAAATAAAGGACTCCGCGTTCTCCCCAGGAACTTCAAAGTCGCAGTTAAATAACCCTTTACCAAAAATATGAGAGAAAATATTAGCCCCCGTTTTTTCCCTCATGTTCGGCCCTAAGCTATGCCTATAAAAATCTACAGAGTAATTTTTAAATACTTTCTGCATATCTCTACCGAAACTGAAGTTTTCATAATCCGAGTACGAATTTATGACATAGCCACTAGCAATTGATGAATTAGCGTAGCTTTGAACTTGATCTTTCCAGTAAGAATCAATTTGGAAAGAGGAAGGCGAAGCATCTATGTTACTCTGGGCGAACGCCCTGGCCTTATTCTCCATCAGAGAATGCATGGTTGTGATAATTTCGGGCGTTTGCCCTCGATCAACATATCGTTCCATAGAAAAAATAGTTGAGTCCACTCCTCGATAAGGGAACGTATTACTAGTATCCACTCCAGAGAAAGAATTAGGGGAAGTTAAGTTTTCACAAATATCCCATACTCCAGATATGTTAGTGTGGTCTTCTATTGGGAAAAATTTTCCCGAAGAAGCAGCATAACCTAAAGTTAACTCTCCTAAGGAACTGAGTAGAGACATTTCTAACACTGAAGGGTCGTAAGTTACCGGACCATTAAACCCTGTCCTGTCGTAATATCCAAACTCAGGAAGAAGATATCTAAAGTTTCTTCGCCTAAGATCATTCCTAAGTATCTCGGAAGGAGGTAGTTCCGAAGTAAGGAAACTGAAGTATCCTTCGCCTGGATCTTCTGTTGGTTCCCCTCCTTCTTCATTTCCCTGGGATGTGCCGCCTTCCATTCCCGTTTCACCAAATGTATTTTTTGAAACAATACTCCAATAATATTGTGAGTTCGCTTGTAGTGTTCCTGGGCGGTAGGATAAGCTTTCAACATTAGTAGCCACTGGAGATTCAAAAAGTGTACCCAAGCTTTGGCCTAAGTAAACATCATAGTTAGTAGCCCCCGATACACCTATCCAAGATAGTATAGGGTTCGTTGGAACAACCGTCATATTATTCGGCTGACCCTCGGTTACTGACGACGGCGCAGGAATAGTGGAAAAAGAAAACTCACTCGCCATAGGTGTGCTACCAGCAGAATTCTTCGCAGTAACATCCCAGTAATAAAGTGTTCCTGCGCTTAAGGAAGAAGTTTCTGTTGTTGTGTTTGTTACGTCAGTCTCTATTTGAACTAATGCTCCAGGGGTTGTTCCAAAAAAAACATCAAACCCTGAGGGGTCATTTCCCGGTGCTGTCCAATTTAATATAACTGGGTTAGTAGAAGATACTTCAAAATTGTTTGGGGAACCTTCAGTAACCTCATCGGGGGGGTCTACAATAGTTCCAGGATCGTCCTCTGTAGTGAAGCTAATTACTGACCCAGTAGTTACTCCACCCGAACCCCTAGGGTCAATTCTCCAGTAGTAAGTTTCGCTATACGATAATGGATCAGGAGAAAACGAGGTGTCCGCTTGCTCCGAAGATTGAATAGTAGGGGACGCTACTGACCCAAAGTAAACATCATAAGAACTAGCGTTTGTTGCAGCATCCCAAGAGCATGATTGAGTAAGAGAAACCCCTGTAGCTCCGTTAGTTGGTAACAAATTAGTAGCCTGCCCTGGTGCAGGAGGAGGTGCGCTTTCCGTTGTAAATGTTAACGTATCTCCCACAGTCGATCCTACTGAATTCTTAGTATCAACTTTCCAATAGTAAACAGTGTCATAACTAAGGCCCCCTGGGATCGCTACCGCTGGGTCAAAGAAGGGAGTAGTTATATTTTCAACTGCGAACTCTTCGGGTAAGGAACCCTCCCCGAAGGCAACGTCATAACCTGATGCATTTAAGGTAGGAGCCCAAGCGCAGTTTACATTTATAGAAATATCCGTCGCCTCGTCAGAAGGGTAGGCACCTTGTATTGTTCCTGGAGGGTCAGTTATTGGGGGAGCAATAGTTTCACCACCACTTCCACTAGCTGCCGTAGGGTAATCGCCGTCAAGGAGAACATCATATGCGCGATCTTCAAGGATTGCTGGCGTTTGCGCGCTTCCACCAGAAGGATCTAAGGTAGTTAAATCGAACCTAATTACTCTATTTAAATTGTTTGTTGCATTAAGTTCATAAGTAAACACAGGCGAGTTGTCTTGGTCCGGGTTTCCGGCTCCATCAAGCTCACCCCTCTTTGTTGTTCTATTTACTCTGAAAATAACTCTAGCAGCCGGGCAATTTGGAGGAAGAACAGCGATACAATTCTTAAGAGTTAAGTACCTGCTTTGCATTGCGCTAAGCTCGGAAGCACCCGAAGGCGTAAGAGTTAACTCGCTTCTTCCAGAAGCGTCAAAGTTTTCTGTATCAATCGCAATTTTGTAATCCTGAATTTGCCAGTTAGGATCTTCAGGATCGTAAATGAATGCACAGTGCTCAAAATAAATTTCATCCACGCCCCTAATAGATATGTGGCCTGAGGACCCCTGCTTTACTGTATGTATAGCCGTGTTTTGGACGCGAAGCTCTTTAGTTATATTACCTGTAATGTCACCGAAGTTGTCCCAGTCTTGTGTTTCCTCGTTCCATCTGTAGGTTGCGCTCAGAGAAGGGACTCTTACAAACTGATCTTTATAGGCTCCAGGGGACCCCGCCGTTGGAGGTGATGCTGCGGAAGAATCCGGTACGTTGTAAATATCATACTGCGTCCCTTGGTTTCTTCCCGCCAAGACAAGACTTTTTAGAGATAATCCTCCTTCGAGGTCCGAAGTACCCGCAGCAATCGGCCTAGGGAATTTTTCTGCGATTGTTGAATCTTGAATTTTGATTGTTGCAGGGTAGCGTGAGCTTCCTGGGCTAAAGAAAGTCCAAGTAAACCCTGGTCGATCTCCTTCAAAGCCGCAATCAACATAATGGGAATCTCTAATAGTGTGTGTTACCGAGTTCTGCCACGGGGAGTTGTCCCCCGTAGGATATTGATATATGCCCTCATCCTGTCGCGAGCCTCCATACGGGCTGCTACGATAAGATACCTGAAGTCCTTGAGAGCCTATAGCAGAAGCTGTGCAGCCCTCAACTCGAACAGGGCCGTTTGTAGCGACATATGCACAGTGTTCTCTTTTAATGTTAGACCAATCACAGTCATAGAAAGATCTTGCAGATAGAGAGTAGCCTCTAGTTCCCCACTTTAACGAATCGTTGAGAACGAAATCCTGCACTGGTCCCCAAGGTTGCAGTCGCTCATTAGGGTTCCTTCCGTCAACTTCTATATTTCTCCAGATGTAATCCCCTGGGCGAGTATGGTGGAAATATATTTCTCCGTTCTTAACCTGTTTAAATGTGTTTGAAGTCCATTGGGAACCTTTAGTAATACCTGCATATTGAAAAGAACGTGGATCCTCATTATAAGGTATTGTTGCTCCAGTGGCGTCTAGATTTTTTATCAACATTCTATAATGCTGTTGTGGCTCATCCTCAGGAACATCTACCGTGTCTACTGATCTATCTCCAATAGCACAAAGTTTCCAAGTAACGCCAAAATCATTAGAAGTAATTACATATGGATAGTTCGACTCGTAAATACCATACCTAATAGCGTTAGATGGAACATTGAATCCATCTCCAAAGGTAAAATTAAATCCTGATACTCCGGTCCCATCTCTAACAATGTCTGTAACACGACCAGCACTATCTAATTTTGCTCCAAAGTAAAATCCAGAGGATTCGGTAATAGGCCCGGAGAATAAAACTGAAGGATCATATTCGTCCTCTTTAGCTAAGCCAACAATCATTTCTCCGGTGTACCTCCGTAGATTAAAATGTTTTGCTTCATTACCTTTTAATCTTTGTTGGCCGAAAAGAACTTGATTATTGTTGCCGTTTGCTGCGGGGAAAATTATTGATTCATCCCTTAGCTTATCTATAGAAGACATTCCACCGTAACCAGAAGCATTTTGGGTATGGTATTGTCTACTATCTCTATCCCAGTTGAGTGGGGAAGGAAGTAACTTACAATTTTGAAAAAGTAAGTCTGATCCGACGCCTCCGTAATTGTCCGTTGCAATCGAAGACATACCTATAGCAGCTATTTCTGTTGGAAAAGGTTGTCCTGATGTGCTAACCCAAAATCTATCTTTTGCATTCGTGATTGTTGCTAAGAATTGAGAGTAAGGTGGATAAGGTGGCATACTGGAGGAAGGGTCCACATACTCCGGGTCGTTTTCCGCAGGACCTAACCTCCAAGCTCTAGTAACATAACCTCCCTCGTTTTTGCCATTTAGAAGAACACTTCCAACATGCAAGTAAGGTCTCTGTAATCTAGTCGCTCTTTTATCTATAACGATTTGTTTAGTGTCTTCAATAGTATTAGAAGATAAGTCGTGAGCAATTATGTATCTATTGGTTGAGGCGGGAGGAAGAGGTGGAGGATCGAAGTTGTTATACGCGGAGCTTAGCTGCGAATTAGCATCCTCCCTACTGAAAGTTAAGAAACCCTCCCTAGTTCTAGCTCCTTCCAAGATTACTCCGCTAATGACTGAGTTTCCTAAAACCGTACCAGAGCTATAATTAGCGCGAGTATCCGCATGGTCTAAAGCAGCGTATAAGAACTCCACGCTAGAAGCCAAGTATTCGTCTTCTGCACTAGCATTAAGATTAACCCTAGGCATTGTGTGGGCAGGAGTATACTCTTGAGCTATTCTAGAAGTTTCGTACAACGCATATTTTGAGTCAGCTTCTAAATTAGATTTTCTAAAATCAAAGCTGGATGAATCAAAGTCGATGTATATGTGAGAAGACTTCCCATTCCATAAGCTAAGTAGGTTTTTTTCGTAATCTGAAATGCTAAAGATTACATCATCATAATTAGGGGGATGTTGAACAGAATCAAAAAACATTAAAAACTCATTTAATGATCCTATAGTAGTGGAGTCAGTTACTGCATTGTCTGAAATGTACTGCCCTACCTTATTTGCAAACGTATTGTCAACACCGAAACACTTAAGCCGGTCAACCAAAAGGTCTACCATAGGTTGTGTAACAGAAGAATCCCGATAATATTTTACTTCTTCGAAAGGAGGAATAGGGTAATTTACTTTTTTCCTGTAATTAAACAGAAATTCAGGATCCCCTTCAAAAAGAAGATAAACATCATCAACGCCTGGATCGGTGTTATGGTTTAGTCCAGCCATATAAACACCTTCACCAAAAGGCCCTGGTCCACGGGCTGTTTCCCAAAGTTCTATTTCACCTTTTTGGAATGCTCTTCTTTTGAGAATCTCGAACCCACCCGCTTTGATTGTGTGTCCGTGCCAAGGCTTCATATCAGGAGACCCTAGAACTGTGTATAGCTTACCTTTTGTACCGTCTCTATTTAAGTAATAGAATCTAGGTATGGGCATTTTTTGACCAAAGGATTTAAAGTTTTCTGGGAATGCTCCGGCTAAATCTAGAAGAATAGTATCTGTGACTAGTTTTATATTCTCCTCAAGGCTACTAGTGCTATACTCAAACACGCCACTATCCTTAGCTGTTTTTTGCGTCCAGGTAGTTAGATCTCTAAAATAAGGTGATGCTGTGCCTAACGAGTACCAAATTAAGTGGGGAATGTAGCTCTCCCAAAGGGGGATTATATTTCCTTCAATAGATAAAATACTGTTAACTACCAAAGCGTTCAGAGCAGACCTTAGCGCCTGTTGGGTCCCGGTTTTTTTATAAATGTCTACTGCTACTCTAAGTTGATGACGCCATTTTTCAGACTTGTTTCCTCTTAGTTTAAATCCTATGAGGTCTGCGATGTACTTTAAGTTCTCTGGGTCAGTATTTTCTATATCGTATAAATACTTTATTTTTTCTACTTCATTCGTGGTATCAGCAAAGTTGAAACCTAAAGCTGTTAAGAATTTTCTGAGAGGCCCTTTTGATATAGTATCCTCTAACTTTATTCCAGCATCAATAAAGTTATTAAAAGCAGTATCTACCCTGAAATCTTGTTTATCAACTTGTAAAGGAGAATATAAAACATCTACCAATGTTTTTAATTTATCTAAATTTTGTGTGCCGCTGGTATAAGTTTCTGTGCCCGACAAATACGTTTTAGGGATGTAGTTACCAAAAGAACAAGTTTCTAAATTCTTCCAAACAAACTCAGTTAATCCTTTGATGCCATCTACAGTGTTCAACTCATATCCAGTATAAAGTTTAGATAGACTCTCAAGCACAAAAGAGGATGGATCGTAATTTAGACCACCTAAAGAAGAGGTGTTTAAAAAATAAAACCAGCCTAAGCTATCTATTAAATAGTTATGGATACTACTTGCAGTAGCATCTTGAGTAAGCGCGGAAAGCTCTGAAATATTATCTTCAATCGTCCCTGGCGTTGTGGGGCCTGGGGGAATAATCTTCGGTAAAAAGTTGGAAGATAGATAGTTTACATAGCTTGAGCTTACATCAAACTCTGAGTAACTTTGGTTTAGTGGATAAAGAATATCCTCAAAAAAGCCTTCGGTGCTAACTTTAGTTAATTCATTTTGCTTTACAAAGAAGGAGCAAATACCTGACAAGCTACCGAGATCTGTGCTTACTGAAGACAAAGGTAAGACTGTAGATATGTTCTCAGCTATAGAAACGTGGCTATTGATTATTTGTGTTAAAGGATTAACCTCAAGACCGTTAAGCGAAATATCTTCTTCTGCGTACAGCGCGGGGGTAATTAGCTCAAGCATATCTACAAAATTAGATTTGCTATATTTTCTAATGTCTTGGTTGTATGGATTATTTTCTAACATTAATCTAAGTAGTCTACATTGATAGTTAGGTTATTTAGCTGAATAATCTCATTAAAATCTACGCTAAGATTCTGGTTTACATTATCCAATGTAGAGAATCTAACTTGATCAACCTCAAAAATTTGACGGTTTAAATCAGACACCCTTAGCCCTTCTCCAAATTCCATATTATCTACACTTAAGTAATTTAATATTCTGTCCCTAACTCTGGCCTTTATAGATTCTTCGTTTTGCTTTTGCTCTAAGTCTACTTGTACTGTACATACAAGATCCAGAGTCCGTATGAGACCGTCAACAATGACAATATCATCCGTCATCATTTTCTTTTTATTCATCTCAACTAGCAACTGTGTTTTAAAGTTACTAGTAGCTCTTTGTAATTGGAAGTCTCCCGCTTTTTCAAGAATATAAATATCAATGGTATTAGCTGAGGAGTAAGCATTCCTCGTAGCGGCTGTTGCTTTACCCACAGTGCCGAAAGTGCTTATGAATGTGTTTGCAAAGGAGGAATAATCGGTTAACGTAACTAACCTATCCTGTCTTCTAAAGGTTAAGGGTGCATACTTTTTAGCACGACTAATTGTTTCAGCATTAGCTCCCCCGGTTGCCTTGGAAGTGTTTATTAAAGATGCTGCGTAAGTGTTCGACCCACTAGCTGCCGTAATGTTCGCAGTAACAGCCTCTTTTTCTAGGTTTCCCCTAGTGCCTCCACCAACTCTATAAGATACTGTGAAAGAAGCGTTAGACGGAGGAGATACACCTGCTACGCCAGTGCCAAAAACAAGCGTAGCGTTATATTCTTGATCAAATACTACTTCAAATATTTTATCAGAAGATCCTGAAGCGAAGTAAATACTATCAACTTCAGAGTAAGCTCCTAAAGTTTCCTCTTGCTGTGAAGTTACAAAAACTTCTATACTCCCCTCTACTACAGGACCATCCGTAAGAGCTATTGATTTTTGGTTTTGCGTGGGAGAAAACTCCCCTGCCTGAACAACTAAAGAGCCTTCTTGAATTACTAAATTATCAAAAATATTTTTATTGTCCCCCTTGCCTTCAGACGTAGGAGACAAGGCTATGGACACATTTCTATTGGCTTGATCAACTAGACCGTTAACAACCTTATAGAGCGTGTAGGACACCTGAGCGCCATCCTCAGGAGACAACAGGCTTACAACCCTCTGTGATGGTGGGATTAAAATTTCATCTACAGTAGTAAAATCTTCAACAAAAGTTAACTGAACGTCGGCGGCAGAAGAAAGAGGACCTCGCATTCTAATACCAATTAACTGTAACAATTTTTTAACGCTTTCTCGCTGTCTTGCAGTAGCTATGTAATTTTCATTGGCTAACATATCAGCTTTCATGGACATCACTGCTCCCATATACGCTGCTAACTCAATGAACATCATCCCTAAGTCGGACTCCACAAAATAGTTATAGTCCTCAGGAAATGCTGCTTTGACATAATCAATCAAAGAATCTCGGAGTGTAAGAAAATCTGTAGCCGCAAAGTTTATTAAATCCGCTCTTCGATTTAACGCCAGTGGGGCTAATTTCATAAAGTCGGAAGATACCGTTCCAGAAAAGTTCATTTTATTTTTGCCTCAATATCAAAGACTTCTAGGTCATCACTATCCAAAGTTACGGATAAAATTACCCTTAATTGATTACCCCCAGCAGAGTCGTACTCGCCTGTTTCATAAATAGCTACTTTACGCAAAGTAGCTCCCACAATATAATCATTAAAAGATTGAGTTATATTTTGTTTTATGTCAAAAAAAAGATCTTGAGTAATCGGTTGAAATAAATACTTTCTTAATGTACACCCAAAATTAGGTAACATTATACGCTCTCCTTTTTCAGTCCTAATAAGTTGTGTAATAGCCTGCTTGATCATTGGCCTACCAGAGCTCTTTTTAAATAAACCTCCAGAATCTTTCCTTAAGCCTAAAGGAAAGTTTAAACCAAAAATATCTTGACGCTTTGCTCTAGGAGCAGATTCTTCATATTTAGTTGGTCTTTCTCCGAACCTGGATACAGTATCATTCATTACATTCTAATAGTTTTAAAGAAGCCTTTTTGGGCGTTAAAGTTCTTTGTCATTTCTTTTATATCTAGTGCTCTAGAGTAAAATTTTAAGCTTCCTACATGTCCACGAAGACCACTTGTAATTCCACTCCTATCCCCGCCGCCTAGGAAGTTTCCAAACCTATACATCCCATCAGTATATCCGCCCCCTAAAATCCAAGGGGTGTAAAAAGAATTAAGCTTAGGTCCATCCTTAAGGACTTGTGGTCCATCTACGCTGTTAGGCGCATACTCAAAACTATTTATTTGTTTGAAATTAGGAATGCTCATGCTTTGGTTTTTTTCAATACCAAAAACCACGGATAACGCTGAAGTGGAAACTAGATCTCCATCTGCATACATTTTTACCTCGTCATTCTCAGGATCGAAAGTAAGACCAACCAATACAAACTTATTAGATACCTCACTAAACTTACTAGAAGATAAGTCTACTTTCATCTTAAGAAAAGACTCTGTATTTACACAATCATCATTGTTTATAAAGGAGGCAGAAGATGCATCTCTAGATATTGTCGGAGCAATAAAGAAGCTAAGAGAAGACACAGGATCATTCAAAGCATTATCGTTACTGTATCCTGTGTTGTTTTGTGTGATTCTCCTGTCTCTAGTAAATCCACAAAGCAAGCCTCGAACCAACTGCTCGCCTCTATTGTTAGGTAAGAAGTCCAAATCTCTTGGGTTACCAAAACGATCAACATTAGTATAAGTGTTTTTAATACCTACATTCTCAGACGCCAAAAGAACCTTTGTAAGGGATGAAGCTCCACCACTTAACCAACCCGTTTCAGCATCCGTTATATTTGGAACGTGAACCCAACACTCCATAGAGAACCCAGAAGGGGAATAAGTTAAATTTTGATACTCTTTTGTGTCAGGCAAGCGAACAAAACTTCCTAGTGCCGAGGCTGCGGCGGTATCAGTATCTTTGTTTTTTACTATACCTTCTAGGTATGGGATGCCTAAGCCGGATAAAAATATATTTTTTCTAGATGAGCCCACAAGTTGAGCATTGTTATATGTATTTTCTGTGGCACAATTAGTGGTTTGATAATTTACAGAAGAAGGAAGCTCTAAAGTAGTTTCTAAAAAGTTATAGATTGAGAATAATCCTTCGGTGACAATATTGTCTGTAAGAGAAAGGACCGATCCACCCACATTATCCGTTGATGATGGACTATAAACTATACTTCCCTTTCCTACTGGAGGAATATTAAGGTGCTGGTAGCTTATGGATTCCGCTTTGGAACTTGATTTTACAAACTTAGGATTTAGAGGTAGAACAATGCCCTCTACTTCTGCTTGTTGAAATACTAAAGCTTTTTGTTTTTCCAAATCTACAAGCAAGTTATAATCGGCTAAATAAGAAAAATCATTTATAGGAACTTCTCCCGGTAAGAATGATTTTGCTTTCGCTCCCCCATATATCTTAGGTGCCTTCACAGCGACTTCAATTTGTTTCTTTCTCCTATTTATCTTGTTGTTCTGGTTTGCCAATTCAGATATTATTAGTTGTTTTTGATTTAAAACTATAGAAGACTCTTCTCCAAACTGATTAATATATGATTGCATGTCGGAAGATAAATCAAATATTAGTTTATCTCTTTGCTGCTTTACTACTTTTAGGAAGTGGTCTTGATTGTAATATTCCTGTAATCCTAGACTATCATCAATCCTATCAATATCAAAGATATTATCACTAAACTTGTTTAAAGAGTTAATACTTACCTGCTCGCCTTTTCCTCCTAGGTTAGGATCATAGTCATACGTCCAACGATCCCCAGTAGGAACCACACCGGAGATGCTAGTTAAAACTGGATCTAAACCACCTGATTGAGAATCATAATAAAGTCCGTCCTGAGTTAGTATGTATTGACCTTTGGTAGTTTGTGGTGGGCCGAACGTGAGACGGAAGGTTTTTTCTTCTGACAAACCTGGGTCCAAAGAAGCAGACGTATTTAAACCTGTTAAGTTAAACTCTGCGTCATCTTTAAACACCGGCTCTAGTGAAGGGTCATCTTTTCTTTGTCTGAGTATACTGTTTATTCTTTTTTGAAAAGCATCAACCTCAGAAATAAACTGAGTCGCTGTACTAGCAGCAGCTATGCTTCCTGCATAAGCATCTTCTATTTGCTGTTGGCGCTCCTCTGGAGATAATGTGTCCGCAGCATACCCCGGATCCTTTGCTTTCAGGTAGTCCCCAAAAGACCCTACGCAATCAACAATAGATTCTACCTGATCTATTGCTGCGTTTACGTTCTGATATATTTGCGCCCCAAAAGAAGCCAAACCATTTATCAAAGATAAAATTTCTCCTAAACCATTTGCGCCTTGAATTCCTAACCAACCATCATCCACACCAAATTGGAAAGTTCCCGTCTCTGTATCGAAAGTAACAATACCCAAATCAAGTTGAATAATTCTAAAAAGTTTTGAAACTACCTCGTTAGCTGCTGCTTTTCCTTGCGCGGCGGCGAGGTTCATAGAAACTAGTACAGGACTAGGCAAAAGACTCAATGCCCCATTGGCTAAATTAAGCATACAGCTAGGCACGCCATAAGCCATTCCCAAAGAATTAATGGCATTACCTGAGTTACCCTGTGCCGTAAGAAATGTATTTACATCAAATCCCATATTACTCTACTCCTCTAAATGCGTAATCATTACTGTTTTCTGGCCCTCTAGTTCTTGAAGGAATATTTGGAGGGAGTTGGGCTAGGGGCGTACCTGGGGCTAGACTCACATTTCCTGCCCCAGGCTCAATCGTAATATCCCCCCTAGCAGACTCTAAGTTCATACCATTAACAGTGGTTACGTCTAGTTTTGTTGTATTTATATAGACGCCGCCGCCCGCTTGCATCTCTATTGTATCTTGAGCGTCTAAAAGTATTCTAGTTCCTTTAAGGACAATAGTGCCATCTACTCCGTTGGTCGCCAACTGAATTAGTTGAGTAGTTCCTGCCGTGGAAACCGTCTCAATAAAAATCCTACCAATCAGAGGAGATTTAGACATTATATTAACGTCTCCCCAATCACTTTGAATGTTAACATTACCACAAGGCTGAATCGGGTTACTGTGCTGAAACGCTCCCCACTGTGCCCCAGTTGCTTTGTTGATTACATTTAACTCTCTTCCACCAGACGCAACTCTAAGGTCTAAATCAGAAAACTTGCAAATATGAGTTTGTGGTCCATTTGACTCAATCTGTATTGTAGATGCAGGTTTGTCCGGGTTATTTTGCGGGTTTGACGTTAAAGTTATTGAGGCATTATTTCCCGTCGTAAGTGACACGCTATCCTGCCCAGGGCTATCTTTTATCTCTAAACCCTTCCCCTCAGACGTTAACTTTGTAGTTACATTTACTAAAGTCTCTCCGTCGCTCTGTGAGTTAATTTCTAGACCTTGACCGTATGGACCCTTTAACACAACCTGACTGGGTACATCCCCGACTGAATACAGTGTTGGGGCTACTCGTTGGATTGGTGGTACGACTTTACCAATGTTGTCTGCTATAGGAGAACCTCCTTCCACTTCGCTGCTTGCTGGTACACGTTCTGGGAGGAATGTAGAGCCTAAATAGAACCATTCTTGCGAGCCCGCTGGTCTACACACCAGTATAGTGGTTCCTAATTCGGGGACGGCGACCATTCCTGCTTTGTCTTTACTAGCATAAGGACTTACATAATTAATTATTCTTAATTCTCTTTTCTTGTCGTTATCAAGAATTGCTAAAAAAGTACCTACTCCATTTTGTGAAGTTCTTTCTTTTACTTCCGCTGTTCTAATTATTGGAAACATAATATTTTAATTATCTCTAGGACCTGAGCCGGTATTAACATCAAGAATTCCTGTGAAAGATTCTACAGGATTCATATTATCGTATTTTTCCCAAAAATCAGGATTATAAGGAAACAGTGTAGGGAAAATCTGAGGCAACTGAATATTATAGAAAAAATCTAAAGGTTGATTACTAAATAATTTCTTATTAGCTGCGGCATTAGCATTAGATAATCGGCGCGAAGTCAGTGCTTCCTCTGGGAGAGATCCTTCAGCAATAAGAATCATTATATCAATTTCAGATAACTCATCAAAAGAAACCGTGCCGTAATTATAACCATCAACATTTTCCCGTGATTTATTAAAATTCTCATTCAAGACCGTGTTCTTTTTATCCCGTAGATCATTTGATTCGGTGATAACCACAAACTCCTCCGGGCCGGGAATTTCCAAAGAAACGCCGTCTAAGGGAAAAAAGTTATTAGTGCCATCTTTAGACTTACCTTCAGTACCAATCATGTAAGGTTGAGATTCACTTTCAAGGTCCTCGCCCCGCATTAATTCCGGGAGTGGAGATTGGAATTTTGCTTTTGCTAAGATAAACTCTGTCTCAGCCTTTGTGTCAGAAAGCACATGTTTAAATCCTATAATCCTATAAGTTCCTGTTAAGTAACTGTTCAGTTGACTCCTTCTTGGGTATACTTGTCCTTGCATTGGGGGATCTTGTGAAAACACTAATATAGGAGACCCAAGGAACTGCGTATAACTAGAGATGGCGTATAAAGGAAGCGTGCTGACTCTAAGAGTTGTAACTTTTTTTGATAGTTGATTTGCTATTTGATTAAGAATTAAAGCAGGATCGGCATTAATTTCTTGAGGTATTAATAGATCTAAACACTTCCTATCACTCAAAGCATCAATAAAATATGATATATATCCTTCAATCTCAGAAAGGATACTATTTTCAGGATTATCTTGGTTTCTTGATATCTCAGCGATGCGAGGAAAAAGTAATTTATTACTATCAGAATTTTTAGGTACTCTGTCAATAATACTACTTATTATTTCCTCTCTAGTTATTATTGGGCCATAGTTAGAATACATAGCAGTAGCGATTGCTTCTTTTAATTCTTCTGGAGTTGTAATAGGGAAATCCGAAATCCTAGTTACTACCTTTCCTCCTTCTGCAACTAAAGCAGCTACTCTATTTTGTTGCTTTTTAAAAGCAAAATTCATCTCAGCTAAATACGCCGGAGAGTCATCATTTTGTTTTATACTTAGGACGTTAGGGTTTTTTGTATTATGTCGAAGTACAGGTATATTATTTTTTTGCACTAGTTTTATTTCTTCTTCAGTTAAAACATTATCTGTATACTGAAACACATCTGGAACATAGCTAATGTCTCCAAAGCTAGATCCTTCCCGCAGGTCTGTAGCTAATTTTTTTACTTCCTGGGTATACTCTGTTCTTAGTAAATCGTCTGCGATAAAAGGATGAATAAGTTCTTTAGGAAACGCTTCTTGCCCTTCTCTAGGCATTAGAAGAGTGTTTATCATTCCATCATCACCAAACACAAGCGTTGGCTTATTTGAGTCGAAGGGGTCATATCCATTAAACAGATATCTACTTTTATTTTTTTCTGCTCCCCAAAAATCATTAAGTAAAACATTTGTTTCACTATAAGCTATGGGATCTATAACATATGTTTTTATTCCTTGAATATTAGCTGCTCTTACAATTGTTTTTAACGGGGTTATAAAATCATCTTCCCTCAAGCCAAAAGAGTTGCTTTTAATCTCTGCCTTATGCTGATAGATCTTGAAATAAAATTCATCAGTAAGGTTTTTAGTTTGTTTGCCTTTCTGCTCTAGTAGAGGAGAAAGTTGTCCTGGAATATTGTCGGGTATATATTTATGGTCAAACTGTACTAATATATCAATCCCTATTTCACTTAAAATACTACGAACTTGATCTCTAAGTTGTCCTGCCCGGCTTATTCCTTGCCCAGTATCTAACTTGCTTTGGGCTATTCTATCACCTAATACTTTGTTCATATCAGGAAGCAAAACAATAACATTTGCTCCATTAGAACACTTTTTTAGGTAGTCTGAGATGGTATCTGTAATTAATAAATGATAATCAATTGGAGTAAATTCTGAATTTGGAGCCGAATATGCGTTATCTGAATCAAAATCAATTGGAGATGACTGGCCTCTCGCTTCAACTGAGTAAAATTTATTTACATTGATACTCGTACCTTCCATAGTAACTTTGTTAATAGGATTTAAATTTTTCTCTAAACCCTGCATTACCATAGTAAATTCTCTTCCTTTATCCGGCTCGAAGGACAGTCCGTGAACAACTACTCTATGCACATCTGACCATGCTGTGGGGTCATCCCCAGACCCGTACATAATGTAAATAGGACGATAAAGGCTTTTGCTTGTTAATAGATTAACATACTCTTTTTTTGTTTTTGGTAAAGCAGATGTTGATTCTTTTGAATCTTTAGGATCAGAAGTTACATCAAAAGATAATTTATTAGCTATTTGTACCAAAGAGCTATAGATTGATCCCGTGGACAAATAACTAGTTTCAAACTCTCCTTGTGGATCAATAAACTTCAGAACCATTTTAGGGTTTTCACCTAGAAAATTATGCTCAAAAGATATAAAATTTGCATTACCCTTATTACTAAAAAACACTATGTCACTAAAGTTGTTTTTTGGCGATGGAGAATTAAGTCCATCTAAATAAGCAAGCATAGATTGCTTATTTGAACCAAGTAATACATTTACTGTTGCGACTTGTGTCATGGCTTAGGTATGAAAATCCTATCATTAACATTGAAACCCTCGAAGGGATCTGCAATATTATTTACCTGCATCAAGAGCCACCACTTGTCAGGTGTACCGTAAAAAACATTAGATATTAAATCAGGTCTGTGCTCAAAACCAGGAGGTACATACCCCACCTGATAATCATAAGAGTTATTTAAATTTTTAATAATACGGTCATGCTCTCTACAATGAAGAGTAGTGGTTACGTTAGTATTTCTGTGCCTAAAAACATTGTAATCCGTTGAGTAAGGGCCTCTATTTTTTCCTAAATAAGCCATTACACACCGTCTCCAGGTTCCATACTGTTGTACCTATCTTCAACTACCCCTTCCCAGCCAACTAAATTATCTCTCTTTACTTGCTCACTAGAGTATCCGTTAAACTTACCAAAATCTCCCGCTCGTATTTCCTCTAAATTCATCGAGTATCGTATTCTTCTAGGCATTAATGTTCCTACGTCATACCCAGCTTCTTCAACTGGCTCTAAAGAGTAGTCTGTGCATATACAAGGTATGTTTCTAAATAAAATACCATGATTCACTCTAACTATGGGCGGACCATATACAGGGTTTTCTGAGTTATTAGTTACACTAGATCTAATTATACCTGTCCAATACAAAATAACATCTAAAAGACTATCTTTTTCTATTGACTCCGGTGTAGCGCCATTACCGAATAAACTTGGGAGACCTAATGCTTGCACTCCACGAAGAGCTAGGTCTGTCGGACCAGTTAAAAATCCCAAAACACCCTCTAATGCATCGTTAGTAAACGGATTGGTTTGCAGAGATTCTTTAAACTTAGCTCTGGCCTCCCCTGCCTTAGCTACTAAAGAACCTTCTCCCCTTAAAGATATATTCAATGAATCCACAAAATCTTTTTCAAAATACCTTTTCAATAGCTCCTGGTTTTCATAATCTACAAAACGTAAAAAATTCTGTTTTACTTGAGGTCCATACTCTTCTAAAATATGAGGAAAAGATATACTAAACTCTAAAGAAAACTTTCTTGAATCCGAGCCCAAGTAAGTGTACAACTGACTGGATCTGGAAAGCAAATTATACTTTTTGTAATTTGCTTTCTTCCTTTCCGTAATACTTATATTTTCAAAAAAAGGAAGTGTTACTACATATTTTCCTTTATTTTGTTTAGGAAACTCAAAAATGAGTTTTGATCTATCTTCTAACTTTCTCTCTCTAATTTTCTTCATGGATCAATCATTTAAATACGGAGACGCATACATGGGGGTGCCGGGATTTTCGGCTAGTAACCTAGTGGTGGCTACTGCGGTTGCAGCATTTACCTCAATCAATTCATCAAGTTGCGGATCTCTATATGCTCTACCCATCATCTTAGCTACTGTTTCATCTAGTATACGAAGAGAACTTATTAGTCGATCAGGAACTTCTGGCCTGTCTGGTATGTCTATAGCTTCAGTGGTATTATCTTTTATTTGTGATAGCTCCCCTAAGGACGCTGATAATAAGTCTACAGTTGTTTGTTGGTTCCTTCCGTTCTTTCTTTGCTCATCTAAAATAGAACTGAATGATTTTAGTTCAGGTATATTTAGTTCAGGTCGATCTGCTTCCCCTCCCCCAAGCAAGCCCACGAGGGAGGTGAATCCCCTGATTAGAAAAGCCGATACAGAAAGAAGAATATTGAATGCACCTATGATGTACTTAGCGGCTATCGTTATTCCAGTTAAATTATTATAAACTCTTTGAAAGATGCTTGCCCCCAAATTAAAGACAGTTACAAATAAATCAGCAGCAACCACTATAATACCTGATATTTTTTTTATAGTGTTGGAGAATGTCTTCCCGTCAACAAATATGTTTTGGAAGAAAATATTTAAAGATTCAGATACGCCTAAGACAACAGGTGTGAACGTCTCTCCTAAAGCAGCTCCAATTTTTAACAATGAAGGGAAGACAACTTGTGAAATAACACTGTCTAGCGGCTGCAAGAAATTATCTTTTAAGACTTTTAGTTGTTCAGTGAATAAACCCTTGTTCATTTCTGAGGTTTTTTCTCTACCCTTTTCTAACGTATCAGCGATACTCAGTATTATTCCTGCCGTGTCACCAAGCGCCGTTGTAGCAACACTAAAGGATCCTACAAAGTCTTTCGTTGCTGGAGTAAGAGCCCTAATTTGTTTGGCGGAATCTTTAAAGAAATTCTCAAGTATAGCTTCGCCTTGACCAGGATTTGCTGCTATCTGCTCCCTAACCATAGGTTGCTGTAGGATGGCTAACTTAGAAAAGGTGTCCATAGAAGCAGAAGAAAAGAAACCAAAAAACTGTTTTAGTTCGTCCTGCAAGGCTGGGACCTTCCCTGCTAACTTTGCCGCTATTTCCGGTAATTTTTGAAGTCCTGCCTCCTTAAGTAGGGGCATATTCTTACTTAAGGAATCAACTACGCTTACTAACTTATCTGTACTAACTGCGTACTGTTCTTTTGTTTCTACAAGAACCTCTGCTAAAGATACAGTCTCTGATCTAGAAAATCCTAGAGTTGCCTCAAGTTTAGCAAAAGTTCTTGCCGTAGCTTTGAAATTCTGTCCTAGAAGCTGTTGCTCATTTAGAAGCTTTAAAATTCCCTGTACATTTCCCTGTAGGCCCACATTCAAAGTAGCTATACCAGCTTGAAGTCTTTGCCCTATTGTACCGTTTAGCTGTCTTAGATCCGCACCTAGGGATGCTCTAGTGCCGTCTAAAGATTTTCCTAATACTAAACTTGCTTGTTGAGCTTTATCACTAGTTGCTAAAACACCCTCAATTCTACCTATAGCTTTTCCTATAGTGGTAGTTAAAGTATTTATTGCAGTGGTTAGTGGCATTATTTAATCCTTCTTATGGGGCTTTTAATTCTATTTAATATATACGTTCTATAGTTTTCTTTAGGAAGCTCCTTGTTTTTATATAGGCTTGTTAATGATTCCGGCGTATATTCATCTTCCAAAGGTACTTTGAATCCAGTAAACAATCTGTTACCTGTTTTCGCATCTTTCATGACTGGAGATACTACTAGAACAGCAGTCCATCCTCCATAGCGGTATTTAAAGAAAACTAAATCTCCTGGGTTAATTCCCGCCCTAGACTTAGGGACCATCTGTATTCTCCGATTATTAGAGACTTGCAGAGAAGAAAATAATACCTTTAATTGTTGGGAAAAAAACCTCATTTGATACTCTTATATATTAGTATATAGGTTAAACATTGAACAAAAACATAGACATAGAGATAGTAGACTTCCTTGATTTAATAAATCACACCTTGAGTAATGCCTTTACCGAAAAGTGGAGACATAAGTATAGTGAAAAATTTATAAAGCATTTCCAGTTAAAGCTTCTTGACTCCATGAATAGACAGAAGCCTATAAAAAAAGAAATGCTTTATAATTATCTTACTAAAAAGTGTAAATACTCAAAGGAACAGGTACTTAACTTCTTCTCTACTATCGAAATTGAAATTTATAGCCCGTTTATTTACGGCTCTTTGAAGAAGCTTTCTTCTTAGACTTTAATTCCTCAAACTTCTTTGTGCAGGTTTGGGGGTCATTATATTCGGGGCATAGACCTTTGTATGCACACCAGTTGCAGAACTCATTTCTACTAGGCTTAAGTTCCGGCTTCTTTTTCTTTCTGATTCTCCAGACCTCATCAACAATGTTCTTGACATGTGCGTTGATTTGCGGTACACTATATTGAACGTGTACGAAGTTATTAGTCAGGGGGTAGTAATGTGCAGCCACGATATTCTTTATCGGGACCTCATACAACTTACTAATCGCATACACATAACCCTTCAACTGTGAGTCTTGGTAGAGGTCTACTTTACTCTTCTCCCTCTTAGAGGTCTTGTAGTCAATTACTAAGTAGCCCCCATCCTTACCTTTAATTACTCGGTCGATCACCCCGTTGAGTGTAATGTCCTCCTTTACGGGGACCTGGAACACAAGCTCCGTGGCTATACTGCCTTCAAGACCAGCGTTGAACTCAAGAAAGTTACGGAAACAGATTGAATCTTTGCCTTCATACTTCTTTGATATATTCCATGTGCCCTTTACTCCTTCAGCAATCTGCTCCATCTCGTCTTGAGTCTTGGCTTCTACGCCGTCCTCTAGGACCTTGTGGATATAGGATCCGAAGTGTAGGGCTTCAGTATTGGATTCAGCGGGCTCTGGTAGCCTGTCTACATAGCGGAAGCAGTATTTCAATTGGCATTGTTTAAAAGTTTGATACTTTGATTCGGATATAGTATTTATGAACATGATTTCACCTCAGTTTATTAGAGAGTTCCTTACCAAGAATTTCTCGGATATTGGACGTTTATCACCTAATGATCGTGAATTTATCATGGAGTCTCCTTTTATAAGGAATGACTACAAAAAGCATTGCTCGGTCAATGTAGATAGCGGGCTCTGGCAGTGCTTCAAGACGGGAAGGAATGGAAACTTTGTTAGCCTGTACTCGCACTTACAGGGGGTTCCTTATTTCCGAGCCCAGAAAGAACTTATCATTAAAAACTTTGCTTACTTAGGTAAGCCTGTTCCAATAAGCGTTATGCCTGAGGAGAAGAAGCTTGAGCTAGATACCAGCAAGCTTATTCCGCTTAACATAGCATCTGGGTTCTCTGAAGACCCTGACGTTCTCACGGCATGGTCTATCCTCTATGAACGCAAGCTGTTTAATGAGACCGAAGAAAAGAAGGCTCAATACTTCCTGTGCAAGGAGGGTAAGTTCGCCAATAGGATTATCATTCCTTTCATACGGGACGGCATCGTGTTTTACTTTCAGGCTCGCGCCATAGGTGATCAGCAGCCGAAGTATCTAAACCCGTCCACTGAGATCGCCCCTAAGTCGTCCGATGTCCTCTACCCTTACTACGACGACCACGATATGCTAGTCGTCTGTGAGGGGCCTCTGGACGCCATCTCATTCCAGCTACAGGGTATTAACGCCACGGCCACCATGAAGAACATCGTGAGCCCTAGGCAAGCTGAGATGCTTGCTACCTTTGACGGAGATATCGTCTTAGCCTTTGATAACGATACTGCTGGGGAGCGTGGATTTGAGGCGTTTGATAATCTAAGAAAGGAGCGCCTGATGGACGAGTTCTTTGTGTGCAAGCCACCATCAGGTTACAAGGATTGGAATGAGGCCCACCAAAATGGAGTGGACCTCGTTCATCACTTAGACGATAATCTACAACTATACGACTTTCAGTATCGTATGCATAATCAGGTCAACTTATTGTGAAGTATAAGGGTGGAGTAACTATAAGCTCGTTAAGAAGATTGTACTTAACAGTTAGCCTGTATTGCCCTACTAGCCCTCCGAAGTCTGCTACATTAGCATGAGTGGCTAAGGTGGTAGTGTCAAAGTTTAGTACCATTGTATTGTCCGATGTAATGTCAATCAAGGCACTAGTATCTGAATACCCAGAAACTTCTACATGGGCGGGTAACGTCTCTGTCCCTTCGTTCAACTTCTCAATCTTCATCTGAGAATTTATGATGGCTGAGTTTCTAAATAGATCGGTTACAAGGCTGTCGATAGTTTTATTATTTATGGTAATTTCCGTGGCTACCTTAAGATTCTCTTTCGATCCTAAAGTAACATGTTTATTAACTAGTTTGTTGCTCGCTGTTAGTAGTAGTGGCTCGGTAACCACAAAGAACGTATCATCGTAAAGATGGAAATCGTTAACTAATGACTGGTATGTTGAGCCCTCTGCAAGCTTAACGGTCCAAACATCAATGTAATCCTTTACTCCACTGGCGGTATTGGCGACCACTACAGAGGATCCGTTCAGGTTATAAACCCCACTGGTATTTTGAGTTCCATCAAGAACTACAATATATTCCCCCTCTTTGACACGATACACCGCACTTGTTGATGCTATATCAGATCCAGGGTTGTAGCTAGTAGGATCTTCCCCCGTTCTCCCCTCACCTACACCCGAAGGAGCAAAGTTCATACGAACGATACTTGAGTCTATATCTGCGGCAATTAAATTGTCATCTAATATAGTGCTAGGTGTGAAGTTAGCAGACTTGTCAAAGACGGTGACTGCGCTGATTTCGTAAGGATCTACATAAACCCCATCGTTAATAAAGAAGGCCCTAAGACCTACTTTCTGAAGTACCGTTGGTCTATTATTTCTATCTACTACGCTATTTCCGTTTAATTGCATCTGCTTCCCTCTCGAAGTCGTCTTTGAGCAGCTTTAGAAAAACTGTTCTTTCTGTGCGAGTCATAGTCTTTACATCCGAATAACTAAACCTAGCCCGCTTTACCAATATATAGGCTTCTAAGAGTAGAGAATCTAAATCAATTACTTGATCTAGCTCACTCCGAAAAAATTTGAGGTTATTGGTAGCTCAATAATGGATACCCCCCCACAGTTTTTGCACTTAAGTTTTACCTTTGTATCAACCCCGTAATCTGTCTCAAACGCTTTTATGATTGTTTTTATATCTACTAAAGGTAGTTTATCTACTACTGGAGCTATGATAGATTTATCTGTGTGTCCGTCAATCTCTTGAACGAATCTCCAAAGTTGATTAGCCAGGGTCTCTGGATCGCTCATATTTTTTTCATCTCGTACCCTAGGTAACCTAATTTTTGCTTCTTTTTTTATAGTCGGCAAAAATATAGTTATCGGATCTGAGAACTCATCAGGAACCGGGTTTACGTTTAAACTAGATAATTTTACTTTAGTTGGGTTTTCTGTCTTGCAATGATCACAAATAAGAACTGTATCGTAGTCATCCCCGTAAGATATTTCCCTAAGCTTCATTATTAAATATAACTTGTCCAATGGAATAAGGTCCATAACCTTTACTCCTTCGAGGCACCTCTCTAGTAATAAGTTAACTGGATCCTCTCCCTGAGTACCAATCAAACTTTTTTCATCCTCAAACGTCATAGGACGAAGAGTAATATAGCTCGATTCATCAATATTGTAAACTTTGCACTCTGAAGGAAGGTCTACCTTTACAGTTGTTTCTGTAGGAATATTTTTCAATATTTCATTAATAATGTCTTCTTTTTTTTCCATAATAAAAACTCCTTATTATACTATAATAGTACAATGGATATACTAGTAGGAGTTCAAAAAAGCATTATAAAGACAGATAACCCAGACCTACTAAAGGCTCTGGTGGATCTATATTCTTTTAAAGCTCCTGGCGTTGAATACTCCCCCGCCTATAAAAGACGCCAGTGGGACGGAAAGACAAGGTTTATATCCAAGACTGGTGTTTTCCGTACTGGACTGTTATCTAGGTTAGTCGCAGATTTAAAGAAGATTTCTTGTACCCCTTCAATAATGTTGACCCTAAAAGAGGGTGACAAAATCGAAGAAAAGCCGGAAATCCCAGGATTTTCTTTTTACGATTACCAAAAGGAGCTTATAGAAAAGGGCTTAGGTGTTAGGAGAGGGATAATCAAATCTCCTACTGGCTCAGGAAAAACTTTGATTATGGCTGGCCTAGTCAAAGCACTAGAAGGAAGGAAGATGATTATCCTATTCAACGCTAAACAGCTATTAACGCAAACCTATGATTTTTTTACTAAAGCTTGCGGCTTTGATAATATTGGTCTTTGCTATGGCGAAGGTTTTGTTCAGGGCGATATCATGCTATGTACTGTTCAGAGTATTGAACGAATACTTGACACACACCTCGAAGAAGCAGAAGTCCTCATGGTGGACGAGTGCCATGAGTTTTCTAACGGGAAGACGACACTAGCAGCCATTCAGAGCTTCCCTAAGGCTCTCTACCGTTTCGGATTCACCGCTACGCCTCCGAGTGACCCTATACGCCGCTACAACCTAGAAGGGGCCTTAGGGGAGGTTCTAGAAGTAGTGGACACAGCCAGCCTTGTTGAGGATGGCAAACTAACAAAACCAATCATTCAGTTAATAGATAGAAGTTACGATGCTAGTGGGCTGGATGAGGACATGAGCTACTTGGATGTATACGATGAGTATATCGTATACAATGAAAAAAGAAACGAAATAATTAAGGAGATCGTAGATGACATCAGAAAAAAACACAAAAACGCCCGTATCCTTGTTCTTACCAAATCACTTGATCACGGAAGAACCTTGGAAAACCTATTTGGAGAAGGATGCCAGTTTCTTGAAGGAGCCAATTCAATCGAAGAAAGGTATTCAAGTATATCTAGATTCAGAGACGCTAGAGGATCTAGCGTTCTCATTGGAACTAAGATATTACAAACCGGAGTTAACATTGAAGAAATTACCCATTTCATCAATGCAAGAGGAATGAAGTCCGAGATCGCCACACTACAGGCTCTAGGACGCGCTCTAAGGCGTCACCACACGAAGGACGTAGTTTATGTGTACGACTTCATGGATAAAGAAAAGTACCTTAGAGAGCATTCTAGAGCCCGTAAGCGGCACTACGAAAAAGAGGGCCACACGGTCAACCTACTATGAAAGCAAAAGATACAATTGAGAAGCAGCTTACTGCACTGTCCGAAGACGAAAGAGGCGAACTAGAGTCTCTAATACAAGACCTAAAAGTCGTCCTACAAGGTAAACAAATAAATGAAGACGTTGTGAAAAAGCTCAACAACGTCTTCATGTCAGTAGGCACTATGAAGGATAACTTTATGTGGCGGTTACTTAGA